TATCCGTCACCGTCAGGATCCCATGTATGCCAAACTTTAACATTTGGTAATGTTGGGTGTGGTTTTTTAATTGCGTATGGCATTTTATCTCCTATAATTCCTCTGCAAAATCTTGCAATGTATTAAAAATATATGTTGCTTTCTTAATATTTTTATAACTATATTTATCCAGATCCTTCTCAGTTTGCTCTCCGTATCCAGTCCTTACAAGCACCGGTCTAGCACCAATTTTCATGGCTGCTTTTAAATCTGACATCTTATCTCCCACAAAAAAACTGTTTTTCCAGGATAAATTTGGTATTTCCTTCTTACACAGTTTAAACATTCCTGTATTTGGCTTTGCGTACATATCTTTTTTGTTGTTTGATGCACTGTAATATATTCCATCAATATCAGGGCATCCTGCTTCTCCTAGTAAATTTAGCATGTATTCATGAACATTATTAACATCATCTTCAGTCATTATGCCCTTTTCAATACCACCCTGATTAGTAATAATAACTATTCCATACCCCTTCTTTCTTAAATTTGCTATTGCTTCAATGCTTCCAGGAATTGGTTCAAAGTCTCTAGGTTTTGTAACGTAATCTCCCAGATCCTTATTAATTACTCCGTCTCTATCTAACCCAACAAAAATCTTATTTGTCATACGTATACCAACCTGTTATGATATACTTGAATCCTTTATATATAGGATTTCCTCTATGCGGGTACATATAATTTGTTGGAAATATTACAACTTTTCCTGCTTCGGGTGCTATTTTAACACCTTGATAAAGAAACTCAGTATCACCTCCTTCTTCTACATCGTTGAGATAAAGCATATAATTTATAACTCTTACACTGCTTCCAATGTTTGCACTTTCTTGATGCCAAACATGATACCCTTGATGTGGACCAGTACGTTGTACACTCATACCCTTTGGACTATGTTGGTCACTATTTTGCAGCATTTGATATTTCTGCATATACTGTTCAGAATATATTTCGTGTATTTTAGAGTAAAAATATCTACACAAATCGAAATCATAATGATAAACATTTTGAGTATGTGCCCAATCAAATATAACTCGGGTATCTTGATTTTGTTCTATCTTGTTTACAGCAAATAACCCATTATTTTCATTCATTTTTTCAAAATGACGTATTATTTCATCGCAATATTCTTTTTCAAATACACCAGAGTATTCTTCGATTCCGTTCATATCATCTTTCATTTTGTATCCTTTATATATGGTATATATCTATTAGCAATAGCATCGTGTACATTTACTGAATAGTGTTCTCCGTCTATGGTATCTATTTCCATATATTTTTTTAAATATTCTTCCGCACTTACCTGTGCAATGTTAGTTGATGTTAAATCTGTATAGAAGTTTTTTGTTTCTCTTGGTAGATAACACCTATCATTAATATTCCACACATGTAAAGGAACATTATTGTTTTTACAAATCATATCAGACATTGCGATATAAGTAAAAAAATCCTCCTGTTCTAGGTGTGTGTTGTTATGATGCCACATTCTCATGTACATGGCTCCACTTCGTCTTACATCCGGTTCTGACACCAAAGGTTGGGTATAGATATTGTAAGGAGTCTCTTCATAATCAAAACTTTCAGGTTTAACATAATATTCTACGTATCTAGCATCATCTTGATAAAGGTTCCAACTATATCTATCTATGAGATCTGAACTTTTTTCTTTTTGCAAGAAAAAGTCTATCGGAAATATTTTCTTTTCATCTAAATCAGGATTAATTGCAATCGGAAAACGACCCCAATAGGTAGTTTGTAAAAACACTTCATCAATATCATCATAGATCTTAAATGCATTAGCAATAAACCTAGGATAGGATCTATTTCCGGATCCTGCGCTAGCCATTATAACTATAGGTTTGTTATTTTTTCTTGCATAAATTTCTGCATAATTATTCTCTTGCCATTTATGTGGCGGAGTATGTTCGTCTTTTGCCCAATATCCCATACTGTGGCTGCATCCAACAAATAATGTTCTACCCATGCCAATCAGCCTCAAAATCAAAAACCATAACTCTTCGTTCGTCTAGCGTAGGATAAGCACCGTGCCATATTCTAGCATCCATTATAAGCAATTTGCCAGGCTGAGGTTGCCACCAATTAACGTGTGTTTCTCCTTGTTCGTCTTGTAATACTGCATAAAATGCGCCTTCGTCATTTGGTTGATCCTTAATATCATCAAAATATAATACTGCTGTACATCCTGTGCGTCCTTTCGTATGGTTGTGCATACCTTTCCAACCGCCGGGATAATATTTAATACTCCAAGACTGTATGTGGGTATGTATGTTACATGGGACATTACCATCCTTAAGTACCTTGTTAGTTTTATCTATTATAAAATCAGCAACTTCTTTTGTGTCCTCTAATGTTTGTGGTATTTGATATCCATTTACTGTTGTACTTTTTCCCGGTTCTACTAGATTAGGATGATCTTTGTCAAATAATTTTTCATATTTTTTCCACATAGGTGCATGTGTTTCAATGATCCAACGATTATTAGCAATGTATAAAATATCTTCCATTACTTTTTCCAAAGATTAATTAGTCTTTTATTAAAAAGTTTAAAACTTTCTTTCAAAGGAATTTTAGGATAATAATCCTTAATACTCATTCCTTTTTGTGACTCATCTCTTATTTTATCTTTTCTATCATCGTCTAATACTAATTCTAATTTTTCTCTGCCGTTACTGCTTCTAAATCTAACAGCATAAAGTGGATCTCCTCTTTTGAAAGAAAGTGTGTTGGTATCTTTGCTCATAAAAAAACAAAAGTTAGTCGGGTGAATCCATTTACTAATATTGTATTCTCCTATTACATTTCGCCATTGGCAGTTAATCAACGGCGGATCTAGTACTTCCATAATTACATCTGTTCCTTTTTCCGGAACAAAATAATATTGTAGATTAAAATGTATCATAGGCTGACCAAACAGCTCACCAGGTTCAGGACCTCCAATTTGTATAAAACCGTCTAAAGGTTTTCCTTGCCTGTCATTTATTATTTCAAAATGTGTTCCTTTTCTAATAATGGTCCAATCTAGGGGACTTGTTATAATAAAAACGTTCTGTAAGTAATCTATTACAACAGGACACATTAGACTCTTTAATTCTGCTTGTTTACGTAGATAGTTTAATGCAGGAACAGGCTCTGTAACTAGACAATCAAGTTCGTACTTGGCTGTTTGCCCTTGCATTCCTTCTAATAAACCAAAATATTCAATCATTCTGGTTTAGCCTGTATTATAAAATTAGCCGCTAGTGACGCTCTTAATTTTTCTGTTTTATTTGGCAAAACATAATGTGAAATCCAACTCGGAAATAATATAAGGGTTCCAGTTTCCAGTTTAGGAGTAATATGTTGATAATTATATGCATTGAAAATTCTATCCATTCCTGAACTTCTTATAGTTTGGAAGTTAGGACATTCAAAAACTAAAGATCCTCCTGGATCTTTTTCTTCATCCGGATATGCAAGAAGATATATTGCACTAATACAACGTCCAGGAAAAGCATGATCGTGTGCTTCTTGATAATCTCCTTTGTTATAAACATTTAACCAATGTTCATCACACATTATGTTATACGATACTTGTGGTTCGAGATTTTCTAAGTAACTATTTAGATGTGGCTCTATATTTTTAAAAAATATATCCCACGGAAGTTGTTTATTTTTTTTATTACGTATTGTACTTTTTGTTTCGGCTAAAGTCCAATCGCTTTCAGAAAAATAATCTTCATCTCTTAAATAAGGTTCCCATGATTTAAATATTTCGTCAGAATTTTCTAATACAGTTGCATAAAAATGTGATCCCCATACATGTAAATTTGTCATGCTATACGTCCCACCCTGTTACATTATTATTTAACTCCGACTCTGCATTAAAAAAGAAAACCTGTGTTAGTCTACCAGTCGAAGGAGTATTACCAAATCCTGCAAGCATACTACTGTGATTTAAGTTACCTTTGTATAATATTAATCTATTGTACACGTTGCCTAATGCTGTTACTAATTCATCCTTTTCATTATATAATCCTGTACCTGATTCTAATGGTGCATGAGGTGAAAGAAATAAGACACCGGCCCAATCACAACCATCCTTATGTATCCATGTTTTTGAACCTTCATAGCATAATTGAAAACAAAAACTATCCATAACATATTCATGTATTCTAATATTTAGAATTTTTGATACTCTTGTTGTAAAAAATTTTTGGTACTCGTCATCGCAGGCATGACTTCTCATCCCAGGAAATTGTCCTGTAAACGGATATTCTAATTCTATTGCCTGTTCTCTCACCATATCCGGATTAGGTAAAAAATTATCTATTATTACAGTGTTTACATCCATTACATAAAATCCATATATATGTTTCCACTTATGGTAGTTCCAGTGTTTCCTGGCATTACAAAGTGCTCTATAAAACTAGGAAAAATTACTATATCTCCTTGTTTACATTCTGGTCTGAAATCTAACGGAAATTCCGGCACGGAAGATCCAAATTGATTTTGTACGTCTTTAAACAAAGGACTCATGAAAACAGTTTTACCCGAGTCCACAGTTTCATATATAACAAAACTCCAACTACTACGTGGATGAATATGTATATCTTGCCAATCAGTTTCTTCATATTTGTTACGCCATATTTCACCAAACCTCGGATTATCACCTATTAGTTCTTTACCAAGATTTTTTCCTATTACTTCAATTAGATATTCGTAGGTAGTTTCTGGTATATTATGTTTCTGTCCTATTGTGCTGTTAGTTTCGCTCAACCAAGTTTTTTCAAAAGGAGCATCACCAATATCGATCTTTTCTAAATCTACTTGATCAATAAAAAAAGGAACATGGAATAAATTATATTTCACCCAAATCTCCTTGCTGGCAAAGGCACACTTCTCATAGTTTTATATACTAAAGTAGCACGTAATCCTTTGTATTTTTCATTAGGCGGATTACCATGATGCGGAATCTTACCTTTAAATAAAAATACACGGCCTGGTTTAGGATAAACTTTTTTCCATTCACCGTTGAGTTTTATAACAGTTTCTCCACCCCATTCTTCTTTCCATTCTCTATTCACGTAATAAATCCAACTAATACCGTTGTCACATGTACAATCTGAGTGAGGAATAGTATTATGAATATACTGTTGCCCATTAACTAGTATTTCACCAATATCTAAATCAAATGGAATTAAATTTTTGACAGCATCATAAACCATATTCCAACAACTATCATGTGCATTAGAACTATTAGGGGGATAAATTTGTTGTTTGAATGCAGGAACTTCTTCCCAATTTGGGTCAGCACCTACATCATGCATTGGATCATCAGGGTAGTTACTAGTATGTCCATAAAACCAATTATAGCCATTGAACACTGTTCTGTGAACATGATCTATAACATATTGTGGAAATAGGTCATCTATTACAATTAGTTGGTCTTCTGATAAGTCGTAGTTTGATAGATCTTTTTCTTCTTTACCGTTGATTAACATTTTCTACCTTTGCTAAAATACCGTGTTCCATCATGTATAGGTATTCAATATCACTATTAGCAAGAGTTCTGAAAGCATCATCTAAAGTTTCGACCAAAGGCTCACCGCCTAGATTAAATGAGGTATTGAATACTATAGGAACACCCGTTTGTTTATAGAATTCATTTATGTATTCATAATACATAGGATTCTGTTGTTTAGTCACTGTTTGTATTCGACACGTTCCATCCACGTGTATGATGCTAGGTATCTTTTTTTCAACTTCAGGTTGACAATTTACTGCATACATCATATGTGGAGAATCTTTCATGCCTCGTAGATCAAACCATTCCTCTGCATGTTCTGCAAGTATGCTACCTGCAAATGGACGGAAATATTCTCTACGTTTTACTCTATTAACATGATCCTTACCATTAGGATCTGTTGGATCATAAAGTAAACTTCTATTGCCTAATGCTCTAGGTCCTGATTCTGATCTTCCTTGGAACACAGCAACAATATTTTTATCTTTCATTAATTTTACAACATCACTTATCTTTTTATCTTCAAGTGTTGCATTATATTTTTTTGCAGTTTGCTCTATTTCTTTTTTTGAATATTCTTTGGGAGGTCCTAAATACAAACTTTCTGCAAATGGTCTTACATCTTGATTGTTTGTAATCTGATGCCAAGCAAAGAGTGCTGCTCCTATTGCCGTGCCTGCATCACTTGAGATAGGCTCCACATACAATTTAATACCATGTTTGTTTAGTTCTTCTAGATAAAAATAATTTGCAACACAGTTTAACGCATAACCTCCGGAAAGTACAACATTTTTATTTCCTGTTCTTTTTACTGCATCTAAAATTATATTTAGAATCTGCTGCTGGCTTTCAGTTTGCACTGCATATGCTAAATCTCTTCTATTATCTAGTTTTGTTACATCCTTAAGAAATCTACCATTATCTTCGTAATCCTCAGGAGTTTTTAGATATTCATATCTACTTTCGTTAACTAACGAACTGTTAGGATATGTTGGAATTATAGCGTGCCTATTGGCAGAAGTCCAACTGCCTTCCTCTATGAAAAGTTTTGGAACATTGTCATTTGGTTTACCATAAGGAGATAACCCCATTGTTTTTCCTGCTTCAATGGCTTGAAAACCACAGTAATTTGTTACTGCTTCATATACCTTTGTAATCCCAGCACCGTCGTCTATTATGCATTCGTGTGTTCCGGTTTCGTCATACTTTTCACTAGGCATATTTGGTACGTGTGCATTTCTAAACGGACCGTTACCTCCTAGATGCTTCCAAAGAGTTTTAATTTCAAAAGGATACTGACACTCGAATATTGACTCCAGTTCAAATACCATGTGTTGATTATTTTGTTCCATGCTTATAGGAATAAATGTTCCAGCACCGTCTACCACAACTGCTGTTGCTGTTTCAAACCCACTTCGATAAAAAGCACAAGCAGCATGTAATTTATGATGAATATGTGCCAAATCTACTACTTGAGGATGGTTCATTACATCTATGCTTATATCTTGGCTTATAAGTCCGAGTTTACGTGCTATACCGGTATATACATCATCTCCTGTAAAATCAACTCTACCTGCTGTTTCTTTTAAAGGTTGCGTGTGTGCTATCACAAGATAATCAAGTTTGTCTGTATATTCTAAAATTTTTACCATTGAGGCAAACGGGCCACCGTCATATTTTTGTCTTGACAGTCTTTCCTCTTCTATTGCAAATACAATTTCTCCGTCCTTAAGCAAACAAACTCCGCCGTTGTGTCCTCTTGTAATTGCTGCAATCCACTTTGCCATAATTATTTTTCTCCGAATCTTTTTATAATCGTATTTCCAGGAACAAGTTTAGGTGACGGTGTTTTTTCTTGATTAATTTGTTGTTTGACTTCTGAAGACGGTTCTGTTTTTTTAGAAACTCCTAATCTATCACGCACACTTTTTAAAATCTTGTCTATTTGTTTTTTATCAAGTTCCATAACTTCGTCATTATGTCTATCTTGTTCTTCTTCCATGGTTAATCTCAAAGGTGTGTATACCCTTTTTCCTTCACCAACATCTATTATATCAAAGTTTTTATCTTCTGGATAGGAGATGTTAATAGGATAGGTCGAACCTGTAACGATGGTTGCTGTTTTACCTAGTGCCTTTACAATATGTTGGCCTAGGCTGTCACAACCAAGAAAATGATCTGCCACCTCAATCACTCCTGCCCAAATGCGTATGTCAGGAATTTGTGGCTGTGCAATAGGATACTTAGGATTAGGAACTGTGTCAACTGCTACTTCGTGCTCGCTCATCACAATTATACCATATTCTTTTCTTAATATGTCTATAATTTCAATAATATTGTTTAGTTGAAAACT